ATAATGAGGAAACTGGTAAATTACAAAATTCAGTCGTGGGAGAGATTACAAAAATTAGACACGACAATTTAGTTAAATATAAATTTAGTGATAATACAGAAATTAAAGCAACAGATGACCACCCATTTTATGTCGGCGGAGATTACAAAGCACCATTAGAGGTTGGTGATGAGGTTTTAAATGATGAATTAAACAAAGTAAATGTAGTTAAAGTTGAAAAACTTGACCTACACGAAATCACATACAATATAGATAACACAAATAACGGCAAGAATTACTTTGCGAATAGGGTTTTAGTATCAGATGAGTCAGACATATAACGACGATTTTAAATTTTCAATTCAAATACCTAACTTCTTCTCACCAGAAAAGTGTGATGAGTTATTAAAAGACATTATGGAATCAGAACAAGATGTTATTGGTTGTGTTGGAGATGAAAATGGAACAGCAATATTACCAGAAATTAGAAAAACTAATGAGTGGTATTTATTTGACCAACCACACAACGAGTTTAGACCAGACAAAACCAATAAAGATTGGAAATGGCTACAAGATAAAATGTTCCAAATGGTAAATATAGTTAATGATAGTGTTTTTCATTTTGATGTTGATGGTTGTGATGATGAACTAAAACTTATAGAATATACCAAAGGTGGTTTTTATGGTTGGCATACAGATTTTAACGCGGGTAGTTGTTCCAATAGAAAGATTGTGGGGATTGTTCAATTAACCGACCCGAGTGAATATGAAGGTGGAGATGTTCAATTCGGTATTCAGGATAAAGATACAAAAGAGTGGTATACAATGAACAAATTAAAAGGTTCACTGACATTATTTCCGGCATTTCTATGTCATAATGTAACACCAGTCACAAAAGGTAAACGATATGTAATTCAAGAATTATTTGTCGGAGACCATTTCAGATAGGAGTAAAATGTATAAACCAATAGATATGGATAGTTTGAAGTTAAATAATAACTTCAAATGGATAGTGACAAAAGATAACTTCTTTACAAAAGAGGAGTGTGAATACATTATCAAAAAAGCAGATAAATACTCTGAAAGAAAGAAAACTAAATACTTTGAACAAGAGGATAGTATTTGTTTATTGAATATTAAGAAAACAAATGAACAAAAATATTTAGATAAATTCTGGGAGGCCATTTCAATAGCAAACCAAGTTCATTACAAATATAATATTAAAGGTATTTATAGAAACAGAATACAATGTCATAGATATGATGTAGGGGATTGGTATAATCCACACTCAGACTTTTATCCAATCGACCAATATAGTTCATTAAAATTAACTTGTATTGTATCGTTAAATGACGATTATGAGGGTGGAGAGTTTAAATTTTTTGATGGAAAAACCATAGAACAAAAACCAGGTAGATTAATTATTCACCCAGCATTTGCAGGACATCAAATCACCGAGATAACAAAAGGTAAAAGATATTCTTGTGTTGCTTGGGCAGTTGGAGATACTTTCGTATGATACAAAATGATAACTTTAAATTCGTAGTTCATAGAGAAAACTTTTTATCAGTCAGTCAATGTCAAAAACTGATGAGATATTTAGAAACAGGTGAACCAACTGAATCAGAACTCGCAGGTAATTATGATGAAAATATTCTGAACAAAGAGGTTCGTGATAATAAAGAAGTCAGTATAGATAACGAACAACTAAACAACAAATTGAAAATGGTGTTTGAGTTATCTAATCAGTCTATTTGGAAATACAATATACAAGAAATGGAAAAGGTAAAAATACTTAGATATGAAAATGGTGGTAAATACAAATGGCATACTGATATGGGTTCAAAAGAAACTTCATTAAGAAAGTTAACAGCTATTGTTCAGTTGTCAGACGAAACAAAATATGAGGGTGGAAATTTAGAGTTTGGTATCACAGATAAATCAGGTAAAAATAATTACACTGCACCAAGAACACGAGGTAGTATTACAATCTTTCCAGCGTTCTTATCACATAGAGTTACATCAATCACAAAGGGTAGAAGATATTCATTAATAACTTGGATGTTAGGAGATTGTTTTGTATGAAGACGAAGATAGCTCTAGTAATATGTCCACAATGGTCAGTTGAAACACCATCATTTGCAATCGGTAGTTTAAAATCACACATCAAAAATAAAGATGTTGAAGTTGAACAAGTTGATTTAAATATTTTATCATCTCTATACACTAAACAACAAGGAATAAAAGAATTTTCAGACTGGGGGAACGATACACCTTGGAATTCAGAATCAAATTTCAAGACAGAAATTTTACCACACTTTACAGAGTTGTGGCACGAATATATAGATAAATTAGCAGAGTATGATATTGTATCTTTCACTACTTACATTTCAAATATATTAACAACAGATTATATTGCCAGATACTTAAAACAAAAAAATCCAAAGATACAGATTTGGTATGGAGGCCCTTACTCTTGGTTTGCAGAATCAGCAGGTCTTGTGGAAAATGATAATTACAGGGAGTTCGTTGATATCGCATGTAGTTCAACAGACGGAGAGAAAATAATAGCTGATTTAGTTAATTGTTATCTAAAAGACGGACACTATGAAAATGTAAAGGGTATTTATCGTTGGGACAAAATCTCACCAAGTTTTCCTACGATATTAAAAAAAGGTCGTAGTGGTAGAGTTCCAGTATTTAATGGAAACGCTGAACCACAAAACTTAAATGAATTAGAAACACCTAGTTGGAGTCCACAGATTATAGATGAATATAAAGATATGATTAAAAGATTTGATATGGATTTACAATTACCTATGCAAGCATCAAGAGGTTGTACTTTCAAATGTACATTTTGTAGTGAGACAAGATTATACAGATATAAAAATAATGAAAAGATAGTAGAGGATATGAAAAAATTGACAGAAGAAACTGGTATTAATAATTTTTGGTTTACGGACTCTCTAATCAATGGTTCAATGCCTTTATTCAAAAAACTTGTGGACAAGTTAGAAACTGAAATAGAAAATAAAAATATACCAAAAATGTATTGGGGTGGACACTTTAGAACACATAGAAAACTTGATGGTGAATTATTAACAAGAGCAGTTAATGTTGGTTTAAATTATATGAATGTTGGTATAGAAAATGGTTCTGATAAAATATTAGCACTAATGGAGAAAGGGCAGACTTCTGATGATGTTAGTTTTTTCTTGAAGTCAGCATATGAAAGTAAGGTTTATTTTGTAGGTGGTTGGATACCAGGTTTTCCAAAAGAAAATTATATGGATTTCTTACTACAACTAAAATTTTTGTATGAAAATAGAACATATTTCGGAAACAACGGACTACTAAATCTAATGCAATCAACCGATATATTAAACCATACACCATTGGACATTCATAGAGAGGACTTTGATGTATCAAAAGAAAAAACAATGTTAAATTCTTGGGTTTCAAAAGACTATAAAAATATGTTGATGATTAGACATTTGAGGTCATTTTTAACAGAGGTAATGTTAAAATCATTTAAGTTTACCAAAGAGGGTGAGGATACACCAGGTGAAGATTGGTCATCAGCAAAAACAAAAGAAAAGGGTG